GGCCAGGATGTCCTGCATCGACAGGATGTTGCGGTCTGCAGCCAGACGCAGATCCTGTTGGATGCCCTCGGAAACGACGCCGCTCTGGAAGAGGTACACGGGGTACTTCTTCGCGTGGGTCGAGGTTCCGCCGGTCAGAGCAACCAGCTGGTCGTCGATCACTACGCGGAGACCAGCAAAGGTCGCCACTTCGGTTTGGGTCACGCCCACACCGCCGCCACCCCATACGACGGAACCGCCGGCAGACAGTGCAGAGGTGCTGAAGGTCAGCATCCCCACCTGCTGGAGGTAGTACGCAACGTTGGAGTGCATTGCGATGGAGTCGAGGTTGTCGCCTCGCTCACCCAGCAGGGCCTTGGCGGCCACCACGTTGGCGACGTTCAGGAAGTTGGCCTCGGTCATCGAACCGGGGACACCAGCAAAAGTCTTGTTGGTCTGGTTTGGACCAAGCACGCCGGCACCGGAGATGCCGCCGAACAGACCCAGCAGCTGAGCAGCCAGGGTGGCGGTCTTCAGCTTGTTGATGGCGGCGGTCAGCTGGTTGCGGACGTGGGCCAGAGGATCGGCGCCAGAGCCGAGCTTGCTGAGGTCGTCTGCGGCGTAAGCAAAGCCACGGTGCAGAATCGTCATGATCTGCTCGTCGGCAGTGACGTTCTGGGCGGTCAGATAACCCAGGCCACCGTTCCAGCCGGAGGTGGAGAGGATCTGGGTCTCGGTGGGGGCAATGGGGTCGAAGAAAGGCACGCGCACGCGGGTGCCGCCAGCGCGGGCGTCGAGGGCAGCGTTGCGCTGCACGATGCCGCTCTGGATCCACTTCGATTGCTCGAAAATGCCCTCAGCGGTGTACTGAAGAAACTCGGGACGAGTTACAAGGTTCGAGAGAAAAGTTCCCCCGAAGTTGCTGTTAGAAGCAGACATTGGGTAGCTCCAGTGGAGTCAAGGTTGGGGAGGTTGCCCCACAGGGGCTAGAGGCCGGCCTCAGCTTTCAACAACCGGGCCTTGTCGGGGTCGCTGTTCAGCATCAGCATTTGCTGAGTGACGTTCCAGCTGTCCTTAGACCAGGGGTTGGTTTGGCCGGGGAGGGAGGTATTGCGGGCACTACCCGTAACACCCATGCCGGCACGGTTCGTAGCTGCAAAATGATGCTCGTAACCGCTGCCGGGGTTCTTCAAGTTGGCGATGTACTCACCAACTGGAACTTCCACGCCGCCGACAACAGCCACAGGCTGTCCTTCTTTAGCGCGTAGGTTCTCCTGAAGTAAACGATACAGCTGATCAGGTGCCAGTGCACCAGCTTGGGAAAGCTGTGCGATAGCGGCAGATTTCACTTGTTCTTGTGTAAATCCTTGGCGGATTTGTTCCACTTCGGATTCTTTCGCGGCGAGTTGTTGCTTGAGGTCAGCAACAGTTTGCTGGGCTTCTTCCCAGAGAGTTTTGAACTCGCCGGATTCAGCTAGCTTTGCGGTTTTTGCTGACTCTTGGGCTATACGCAGCTCATCGAGCTGTTTTTGGAGGGTTTCGCGGTTTTCGCGGTCTTTGCGGCGTTCGGCGATCAACTCTTGGTTTTTCGCACGAAGCGCTTCGAGTTGGGCGGCCAGATCGGAGCTTTCAGCCACAGGCTGAGGGGCAACAGGCTCCACAAGAGTCACTGGTGCTTGCTGTTCTTCGGGCACAGTTGTGTATTACTTGGACATTTCTAGGTTAGCAGTTAAGAGTTTTCCGGGCTATCCATGTCCGATTCTGAGTCAGGCTCTTCTTGCGTAGAAGCGGGCTCGACAATTTCGATAGCGGAACGTCCTGCTGCTTCCACTTCGTCTTCGACATTGATGTTGTCCGGGAGAACTTCGCCACGGCGGAGGATCTCCAGCAGCATCGCGTCGCTGATTTTGCCCATCTGGTTCAGTTGTGCCAGTACAGATACGTCTTGGCCGATCAAGCGGTAGTAGTCGAAGTCGCGGTCGATTGTGATTTCAGGCGGTTCCATGCCCACGTATTGGGCGGCGAAACCGAAGGCTTGGTTGAGGGCGCTTTCCAGTTCTTGGCTGATAATCGAGAGGACGCTGTTGGACTGGGCTTGGTCGATGCGCTTGGCCTCGGCGGACTCGGCAACAAACTTTTGGCCGAAGAGCTTGGTGACGCCAAGCGTGGACATTTGGCCCTCCAGTGCTTGGAGTTCTTGCATTTGGGCGTCGAAGCTGGTGGCGTCGGCCTGTACGTAGTACGCCTTGTTGCCCGGCTGCATGGCGATGGCGTAGTTGACGCCCATCGTTGCCGAACCAGTGGTGTCGTCCCAGCCCTCTAGGACAAGGGTGGGCATGGCGGCAATGTGTAGGGCGTGGATTAGGTCGGCTTGGCGTTGGTAATGCGTGATATTCAGGTTGGCAATGTCCAGTAGTGGGGGCTGGGATACCAGCAGGCCACGGCGGTTGCTGTAGATCGGGACTAGGGGAATTTCGTTGAGGCTGTAGCCGCCGGTGGCGGTGAACTCCACGAGTTCTTGGCCCAGCGTGTAAAGGTCGTAGCGGCCGGGGTAGATGACGCGCATTTCCTCGACTTGCTCTTCGCCGAATTCGTTCAGCGGGCGAACGTCGTAGTCGTGGATGCGGACTTGCAGCAGGCGGTTGGTGCCAGATTCCTTGCGCCAGCCCCAGATCTGGGGGGCGTCGACGTGCACGAAGTAGGGGCGGCGGCCCATGGCGCGTTCTTCGGCCAGATTTCGGGCTTCAGTCGCTGCCGGGTAGTCCACCAAAATGGCGCTGTGGCCGTAGGTAAGACTGCTTACTAGGGCGCGGCGGGCGTATTCGTTGATGTTTGAGCCAAGTCCGTCGATGTTTTGTGCCAGCTCCAGCCAGTAGGGGTCGCCCTCGATGTGGATAGGCTTGCGGAGGATGGCGCCAGCAGCGGTTTCGATCAGGCGGCTCGTGTACGGGCTGAGGACGCTGCGGTCTACGCGGGTTTGATATGCGTCGTCGTCTTCACGCGGTTCTTGAGGGAGGTAGGTCTCGCTCATGTCGCGGATGTAGTTTGTGCCGCGCGTGACAGCTGCCATGACGCCCCAGTCCGGCATCATGCCGATGACTTCGAGGCTGCGGACGAACGGGGATTCGCTGACTACAGCTCCAGTTGGCGGGATGTTGGCGCTGTAGACCACGGCTAGGCTCCTACTTTGTACTTATTTTGGCAGAGAGTCACCACTTGGTTTTGTTTGCCCAGTAAGCGGCAGACATTTTTCCTTTGGCGATGTTGTCTGCGTGGCGTGCTTTGAAGGCTTCGCGGCGTGCTTTATTTGCCGCTGATTCACCTTCACGCTTGGGTGATCCAGAAACTCCTTGTTGGCCGAAGCGGATAAGTTTTACTTTGTCGCCGTCTTTTGCTAAGACGGCGTGTGATTTATTTGGGTGGTTTGGGGTGCGCTTGGGTTTGTTGTAACCCGAGAACTTTTCGCCACGATACTCAATCATCGTCGTCTTCCTCGTCGTCGGGATCGGAGATTGGCACCAGCACTTCGATGCCTTGGGCGAGCATTGCTACAAAGCCGCCCAAGATTTCTGGGTTTTGGGGTGATTTGAAGACGAATGTGGCGTGAGTGAGGCCGTCTTCAGCATCAATTTCGATGTGAACACAGCCTCCGTTTACTGTTTGTATCGCCATTAGCCGTGATAAGCGACTGCAATGTGAGGGACGACAGTTGGTGTGCCAGAGCTGATTTCAGAAATACGCATACGGATCTTTGCGGCAGGTTTGCCGTCGTAGAAATAAACGTACTGGCCGTTGGAGTTGATGGTTTTGCTGGTGTCGAGCGTGAACCAGTTGCCGTTGCCGTTGAAGCTGCACTCCAAGTCCAGTTTGAAGTTGGCGCCGCCGGTAACTGTGGCCGCAAATGTGTAGCTAGAGGATTGGGCAGGAACCTCCATCCAGTCATCTAGCGCGGTGAGATTTGCGCCAGTGAACTCGACGATGTTGGTGAAGTGGTCTTTGGCGGTGATTGCTTTGGCGGCCATGGTTATTTCCTCCGTTTTTTAGCTGTTTTGGCGGCTGCTTTGAAGGCAGCGGCGGTGGGGGCACCTTTTGTGCCAGGTTTGCGCATTTTTTCGCCGCTGCCGGCAGCGATGCGCTTGCGTTTTGCAGCGATATTGCTGTAAAGGCCGCGTTTTGCCATTACTTCTTCCTCTTTTTGCGGGTCATGCCGGCCTCGGACATAGCAATAGCAATCGCCTGCTTGCGGCTGGTTACTTTTTTGCCCGAGCTGGACTTCAGTGCGCCAGATTTATACTCTGACATCACTTTTTCGACCTTTTTTTGGCCTTTGGTGGGCTTTTTTGCCGCCATTGTGTGCCAGCAAGGGGTGTTACCACACACGATAGGACGTTTTGCCGAGACTCTCGGGCTTGGCCAAATTGAAGGTTTGTAGGCATAAATAACCAAGGGCGTCAAACGCGTGGTCTACGCCGAGGTTTTTGTTGGGGAGGCCCGTTCCAGGGGAGTAGGTCAGCGTGCGGAGAGATTTGATTAACTCCTTGCAGCGCGGGTGGATGAACAGGCGGCGGGTTCCAGTTGCATCAAGCAGCGCGGTATTGACGCAGGTGATCTTGTCGCGGATTTTCCAGGGATTTCTGGGGCTGGAAACGGTGAAGCCGCTCTTGCGGAGGATGTTGTGGTCGGTGGCGCCAACGCCGCTGGTCTTGCGGGCGCCACCAGTGGGGTCGGGGCAGGCGATAATTCGGCGCTCCACGCCGTAGCGGGATTGGATTTCTTCGCACAGGTCCCAGGTGGTGGCGCCGCCGGTCATGATGATTTCGTCGAAGACCCAGAGCACGTCGCCTTTTTTCACTGCGCAGACGGCGCTCATTGGGTCCACGTTGAAGTCCACTCCAAGCAAGAGGGGTAGGACGGGGAGATCTTGGACTTGTTTGTCGATGTTGTCGTCGCCAAATGAGACTGCAACGAGACCACTGAGATTCTCGAAGCTGGCCTCGAACTCTTGGCGGAATGTGCGAGGGTCGAGTTGCGCGCGGGCGGCTTCGATCTCTTCTGGTGGGACGTTATCGCCGTCGATTGTTGTGAATTGCCAGCGGCTCCAGTCCTTGTCGCCGCTATCCGCGTATTGCCAGAGTTCGTAGAACCAGCTAGCGGTGCCGTCCGGGGTGGAGATAAATAGTGCCCAGCCTTGTTTGTCCGCGAGGGCGGGGCGGATCACCTCGAACCAGACCTCTGCGTCCATGAAGGCGGCTTCGTCGAGGACAACTCCAGCGAGGCTTCTGCCGCGTAGGGCCATCGCGTTCTCAGTGCCCTTCAGTTCGATGGTTGAGCCGTTCACCAGCTCGATCTTGAGGTCCGTTTCGTTCTTGGCCTTGATCCAGGCTTTCGGAACGAGGCGTTTCAGGACTTTCCAGGCAATGTCTTTCGCCATCCGGTATGTAGGGGCGGCATAGAAAAAGGTTTCGCCCGGCCTTTCGATCGCCCCACGCAATAACTCGATACATGACAGGTAACTTTTGCCGAATCTTCGGCCAGCTACCAATACTCTGAAGCGTTTTCGGCTGGAAAACACCTCGCCTTGGGCATAGCGAAGGGTGAGTGCTCCAGCAGAATCGGGCATTTTTTGGGGTATGGGTACCTTCTAGGGTAGTACAGGAATTGAACCCCTGCCCCGGTGTAGTACAGAAGAAGGAATTGAGGATATGTCAGTAGGTTCCCTGGGTGCCGCCCACGGCGCAAAAAAGCCGGAGGTCGCCCCCCGGCCTGTGGTGTGCTAGAGTAGTGCCCAAGCGGTGAGCGCGGCGAGCGTCGCCCAGAGGATCCGCTGCTGTTGCTGTAGCCGTTCGATGGTGGCGGCCTGGTGATCAGTCAGCTCCAGTGCGGCGGAGATGATCTCGGGCTTGGGGCTGCGGTCGGTGATGTTCATGGGAGGGTTTCCCTTAGGACTCCGTTATTGTAGCACAGCAGAGCCGCGCAGTGCGGCCCTACTGTCACATTGTGTAACATCAGCAGAGCTTATCGCCCGAGCACCACGAGGCGGCACTCGGCGGCGGAGCGGCCGGCAGATTCACAGCGCTGGATCTGGGAATGATTATCAAACCCCATGGCAACTAGGGCAGCCACGATGGCGCCACATGCCAGCAGGTAGCCGGCAAAGCTGCGGTCGGTGTTGGTCATGACGGGAAGCTGGGTTCGCTTGCTCCCGTATTGTATCACAGCAGCCGCCAGCTGCCTAGCCCTGGCGCCGATCCTCCACGGTGATTTCGAGTCGCGGTGCAGCGGCTGCCTGTTGTTCTATACCGCTCTCGTTAACTACCTTGCCCAAACTATCGAGAACCTGCGCGGCGGTTTGTAACTGCCCCTTGCGGATTGCAGCGTTAAATAGCTTGACGCGCATTGTTTGTAGTCTTGCGAGCATGTTCTCTCTATCACGCTCCCAATCTTCGCTGTTCCACTTGTTTACAGCTTCCCAGTCTCGCCAGGCGGTCGCTACAGAGCAACCCTCACGTTCCGCGTGTTCTAGAACCAGCTGACGTGCAGATAGGCCGTCAAGCTGCCTGCGATACAGGCGCTGCTGACGTTGTTCGATGTAGGCGTAAGGGTTCCGCTTGCCGTAAGGTCGCGGCGTATTGTCCACATCTTCCGCCGCAACTTCCGGCGCTTCGTTGTTAGCTTCCGGTTGCTGGCTCACTGTTACAATCCCGAACCCGTTTGGTTCAATACTAGCGCCACCACTGCGGCACAATAAAAAAGCACCGCCTGAGCGGTGCTGACTAAGCGAAGCGAAGGCCGCTCAGTAGGACGGCAAGACGAAGGCAACGGTACAACTACCAACGGGCCGTAGCTCGAATCCCTCGCCGTGCTCGAACGTCCGGCACCGGCAACCTGTCAGCCCCAGTGCAGCCTTGGCAGCGGTCACAATCTGCCGACGGCTGGCATCCTGTGGAAGCGCCAGCTGATCACGCCGAACCCAGCTGTAGTTAGCCTCGCCGCCGAACGTATCGGTAAGCTCAACATCCCAAACGGTAAGAGTTTCCAGCATCGCTCAGCCCTCCACCACATTGGTACGCTCGAAATAATCCGCCACGGCAAGCCAGACCTCTAGGCCCGGATACTGGCAAGCGGTAAAGTCGATCTCACCGCTAGCCGTAACCTCTAGGCGGGTTCCCCAGTACGTGCCAGGCACAAGCAGTTCGGCACTGCGGCAGCGTCCGGGCCAGCTGCGCAGAACTGCCAGCCGCTGGCGGTCACGCTTGCTTTTGTCGTTGCGCCAGGCCCGCACTTCATCGGCGCGGGCGTAGCGAGGGTCGAAGTAATCCTGTTGTCTGATGGTGGCGTGGCGGCTGGCGTAGGCCAGCAGATCCTGAACTGTTGCCATGGTTTGAGCCTTAGGGTGGGGTCTCGTGTGAAACAATAGCGCCGGCAGGTGCCAGCCGTCAAGCAAGTGGCGCGACCAGTGCTCCAACAGATCCGTCCGGCCACGGGTAGGACTCCCGGCGCCATTCCTGATCAAGCGGCAGCAGTGCCAGGCCGGTTAGCCCCACGAGATCCAAGCGGTCGATTCCTGCGGCGATCCGCTCCAGTCTGATGTAGGCGCCAGTGCTCAGGTCCTGCACTTCCCATTCCTCGCCGGCCATTTCGCGGCAAGCGTTGAAAAGCTCCAGCAGATCGCGCTCCAGCTGATCATCGGGCAGGCAGTCCAGCTGATCATCGGCCCAGTACTTCGC